AATAGAGAAAATGACAGTCCTAATGTATCAGAAGTAAGTTGGTCTGATGCTGGTGGTACTTATATAAGTGAGGATGAAGTAACACAATCATTTTCACTATCATCACCTGACATCGAAATGGATATCACTAATATGTCCAAAAAATGGTTCGGTGGTGTAAATCAAAATCATGGAATCCTACTTAGATTTTCAGGTAGTTCTGAAACTGGTGATATCGTTTCAAGTTCAATAGACTTAGTAGCATCATCTTCATTTCAACGTAGTGTAACAGGCACTGCCGCAGGTGATGGTTCATTGTTAGCACATGCTGTTTCGGTTCAGAGCATTGGACAATTCAATGGATATGGAAGTTCGAATAAATATCTTATAAATAGTGAAGTCACTCGTAGTGTCAATTTATTATCAGGTAACACATATAGATTTTATCAACAAGATAGTACTAATAATAATCATCCATTTAGGTTCTCTACAACTTATCAGCAAAGTGGAGTCGATGCTGTAGATTACAGTACTGGTGTCACAATCGTTGGTGTTCCTGGTAATACAGGTGCTTATACTGAAATAGTAGTTACCGATTCAACACCCACATTATATTACTACTGTACAAATCATGGTGGAATGGGTGGTAGTGGAAAGCTCGTGGATGGTGTGGAACAAGGTAGGGTAACAACATCAACATCTTCATTGGCAATATCATCATCCATATCTTCATCAACAGTAGAAACAACTGTAAATCATACCTTACAAAGTGGTGAAGCAGAAGACCTAAAATTCTTTTCAAGACAAACCAATACAATTTATTCACCAAAGTTAGAGTTACGATGGGATGATCATTTACCAGCAACTGGTTCAAACACAGGTAGTTTGACTCCATTAGATCTATCTGGTCAATCGGAAAACTTTTTATATCAATTACACAAAAGAGAATCGTACAAAGAAACTGAAACCGTTAAGTTTAGATTCGGTGCTCGTAAAAGACATATCGATAAGAGTTTTACAACATCGATACAGAGTGTAAGTGGTAGTTATCTTGCTGAAGGATCAGCATCATATTCGATTATCGATATGGCAACTAATGAAGATGTGATACCTTTTAGTCAATATACCACGATGAGTTGTGATCCAATATCACCATACTTCACACAAGACTTGAATACCTTTGAACCTAATAGAGCATACAAGGTGTTGGTAAAGGTAAAACATAATGATGGACAAGTCATTGTTTATGATGATGATTTTGAATTCATACTGAGGAGTTAAAATGCCATTTCATACATCAGGATCCATGAGCAGAAGTTTTGGTGGTGGTTATGGAACTATTAAGATTTTTCTAGAAGAAACCGCCGGATTAACCCAAGGTGAGGAGTACTCGTATCGAGTAGCAAATGGTCAAACCATACATACAGCGATTGCTGCACGAATCAATGGTCATGTAGTCTTAGTGGATAGTAATTACACCATTGGTTCTAATCCACCACCATTTTTTGTTGGTCAATCTTTAACAGTTCTTGTACCAGATGCAGGATCTGGCATGGGGGATATTCCCTTACTTACAACTGTAATTAATAGCATAAC